CTCACGTTGTCAGCGATTCTTTTAACATGATGCGGGTTTGACCCCATCTGGTCCATCATGGTATGTCTGAACATATTTTTAACCAACTCTGCGTTCCCAAACGCTGAGTATATCCAGTAGAATTCTCCATTGCGGAGATCTATGAACGAGCCTGCCACCTTGCGGTGGCCCTCTGTTTGAAATAGCAATTCTGCTATGCCGATTCTATTTCAAATTTACTAAAGTGGAGTTGACTTCTCCGCATTATCCATGCCTGGTTTGCTCGGGTTCGAAGGGTCGCGAAGCCCTACAGTGTGTCATCACTGCCCTGCCTAAAAGTTGGAGTTGACTTCTCCGCATTATCTATGCCTAGTGTGCTTGAAAAGATAGCGTGTCATTGCAATCTTGCTTGGGTCCCTTTCGGGTGTTCATACTAAAAGTGAAAGAACAACTGGTGCGATAACTTTGGCGGCCGACCAAGTCCCAGCCAAAATGGCCTTAGTCCTTGGATCAGCTGCAAAGCGTCTCACGTTGTCAGCGATTCTTTTAACATGATGCGGGTTTGACCCCATCTGGTCCATCATGGTATGTCTGAACATATTTTTAACCAACTCTGCGTTCCCAAACGCTGAGTATGGTGCTGTGACAATTGAGTTTGTTACGTACTGCCAATTCATCCTCACAGTTAAAGCAAGTGATAAGGACGCAGGTTCTACCCCGCGATCAAATGCAATAACCATGATCGGTTTTGTTGATGGTCTGTTTGCTGTGCTCCCTGAAATCTTATCTACGAGCAAAACATCATCTAAGTCTTGTGGGACATAAGTGATGTGAGCTCCGTCAGCGAGTGGCAATCCAGCCTTCGATTGTTTTGAAAGAGAAGCAATGTATCTCAAGGCTTCGGATGGTGCTGAAGGTAATTCATGTTGGGTCCCTTCTGGTAATTGTGCAACTGCCAATACTCCCCCTTTGTCTAAAACTCTTGTGTTATTTGTCAAGAGCCAGCTTTGCGCGAAAACTAAAACTTGTGTTGCAAGATCGTATTCAGGTTTGAGACATTTAAGTCCTGGTAAATCAAAAAAGTCATATGTTTTAGAGGTGACTCCCCCCACACGAGTGGTTGGTGCTGTTGTTTCGTCAAATAAGACATATGCTGAGAATGTGCAACTTCCAACTGATGGTGGTCTCACAAGTAAGACTAGGTTGTTGACATTAGTTCCTCCTAGACTGAAAGTGTAAGACCCTCGGACACCGGCATCCAATGAAAGAGTTTTATCTGCAATCATTGTATAACCAGTGAGGTCCCAACTTCCAATCTCGATTGAAACGCTTGTTGATTTATTTGAATTTAGTGAAAAATTTACGTCTCCTACATTCCATGCCCCCGAATAATATTTCAATCCAGGAATGAAGGCATCTTTGGATGCAGAATAGTGTAAATAATTGAGGTCTAGAGCTTGAGAAGACTTTACGAGTTTCCCGCTAGTAGTGTCCAAACTTGTGTCCATGGTGATTGGTACTGAAAACAATTTGTTTGTGTATGCATATCCAGCTTCCGCTGAATCTGAAATAGTTTCAGTCACATCCTCATATTGTGTGACTAGTTCGAGAGTGTTTTTAAACTCGGGTCTCATAATAGCCATGTGGTATCTTCCACTTCCGTCAATCTCGATCGTCGATTTGGCATATCCTGGATTAACAGGTGTGTCGAATCCCATTGGAAAGATGCAAGCTTGATTTGGTTCTTGAAGATTGTTATAATACATGGTCGCGTTGTCTAAACCCTTTTGTGAAAATTCTGATCTTGGTACTGAACTCGCTTTTCGTTTCGGCTTGGGTTGTTGTTGTTTTGATGTTTGTTTGTTGTTGTTGTTTGCCTTTGGACTCTTTTTGTTAATTGTTCTTGAAATTTGCTTTGTGCTCATTTTGAAATTATTTGTTGTAATGTGTGTGTATCTGTAAATACTGGCCCAGTTAATCTATGTTTAATCAACTCGTTAATTACGTCCAACGACAATTTGTTAGGCTCTATGTCAACATCATAGAGATCGAAGACCCGTGAAATCTTTGTTTGGTCAACTGATTTAGAATAATAGCCAGATTCTATTACTTCAAGTTGGTAACCTTTTGATGACACAGGTAAAATGTTTTTATCAGAGAAAACTTTCCAACCAACTGGGCAAAAATGCAGGAAAATATTCTTAGAGTATTCGCAGAAGCAATCTTTTTCAAATTCAATCTGAGAACTAATTGGCACCCCATACGTCTGTTCAAATAGAAGGCGAGTGTCTAAGTGGATATGCGACGAAGAAATAATGCTCCTACTTTCTAAACAGTCATTGTACCTCTTTCTCTGATATTCATCAATGTTCATCTTAGCGACAAAACATCGGAGGGTGGCTGCAGAGAATTTGTAACCAATTTTGTCCATGAGTGAGTGACAATATGCTGAAACCATCGGGCACTCCGGTCTCTCAAATAATGCGCTCAAACATTTCATAAAAACCAACTTATCTTTAGTTTTCTGAGAAGCCATCATGTACTGCTTGGGGATGTAGGTCAATTTTGTTATGTACATAAAAGGATTCGACATCTGCTGTCCACTTTCCGAGAACTTCATACCACAGAAAGACAAATGTCCAATCTCGTCAGCTGAATCAAAAGTGACTTTGAAACCTAATTCCGCAAGAACGTCTAAATTCGGAATTTGTTCACAATTGATTAATGCATCATCTCCCTCAAACACAGCTTCGAAGTCAATCCCTTGCTCGTCAAACAGAAATGAGATAAGAATTATGTTTGTGAGTAAGTTCCCTAGTGATGTGTTCATGTCCCCGCTCTGTCTCCCAGCGACACGAGTAGTCTTGAATTGTCGAGTGCACATGGGGATCGTTCCACTCAACTGACTAAGAAGACCATCAACTATCTTCTTTGTTGATTCGGTGCAGTTTGAGAAGAAGTGTTTGTAGATCATGAATTCCACCTGCTCCATCCAGACCTTTGTGATCGAACTTTCAAGAGAGGTAAAGTCCGTTTCAAGAAACTTGGAGTACTTAGACAGTTTCTTTTTAATGTAAGCAGCCCTCTCTGCTACAGGAATATGTTTAACAACCTCCGGCCATTGGTACACTTGGAACTCTATCTGACTAAACATCCAACCGTAGAAACATTTGTTCAGATCCCCGGGAGTATAAATCCCTCTTGGGTCCGTCACTGCTTCATAAAATTCACTCTTGACAAACATACCATGCTCAGCCATCCGTTGTAGATCCTTCCTTTGTGATGCACTGTTCTTCCCCACAAATCTTAAGTATTCTGTTATGTAGCGTTTCCTCTTCTTTTTATTTACAGTTTGGAGGTATTCACTAACACTAGTTAAGTCGTCTTCATTGAGGGGCTTGATCCTTGGGAGGAACTTGGTCTTAACAAATTCAACGAGCCTGTCAAGAGTTTCAGGTTTGTAGTCTGGAATGAAACTGTGCATTCGTCCGACGTTCGCTTCCAATTTGCTCAAAGGACTGTTGGTGGTCGGGTGTGGTGGGGTAATTCCGTATGAAGCACTATGTAAACACCCCTCTGGAAGCACTGGTCTCACAATCTCAATTGTCGTTTGCCCCTGTCTAGTCATCTCGACCCTAACCGCTGCTCCTCTTGCCCTCTTCTTGATGTCAGTGTTTTCCCCAATTTGTCCATAACCGTAAACATACAAAGTTTGCGACTTCGGGTTGGCTGGCCCCTTCGTTGGAAAACTGTATTTTAGTGAAGCATTTTCTGCAACTTTAACCGTGTTAGATGGGGGACTCAAAAAGACGACTGCATTGATAAACACTATAATGACACAACAAACAAAAATGACGTCATTCCTCCTTAAATCTGGGAAATAGTAACTTAATATGCCGAGTATAATGCAAATCCACTGGATGGAGTGTGTGGTTAAGTTGATGTGGTCTTGGAGTCTCTTGAAATTTGGAAAGATGTGGTATACTGAGACAAGAGCGTTGTGGGTCATGTGGACGACAATGGCCCCCCACGGGATTTGACTTCCCACTCCCAAGAGCAATTCTGAATTAGTTAGACCCCAGTGCGTGCATATTCCAAAGATCAGGTTCCATAAGAAGTGTTTCCTCCCAATAGCTTCGACAGTTCCAATGTAGACGTTAGCGAAAGGGATGTATGCTTTCCAAACCTCTTCAAAGAAGGGAGCCGCAAACGTCGCCGACGTATAATGGCCAACATCAGCAATAATGTTCAGTGTTTTGTTACTCTTAAATCTCTCAGCAAACCAACTCAGAAGAACGCTGATCAATAATACGAAGTAACAGAGGGACATTAAACTTACAGCTTCATGTGCTTTCGCTTTGAAAAGATTTCCTGCAATGAAGTCCAACCTAACTTGTACAAATATGATCGCAAAGTATGCAACAACCATGTGAATAACACCTACGCAAGTCAGTGGGAGGCCTCCACGTGAGAAGTTAAAGAAGGAACCTGAGTTATTTTTGATGCTGTCGACCACTTCACTGACATCCCTCACAGGCAAAACTCTCTTACTCTTGATGTCATTTGTTTTCCAGGCCAATGACAATGCTACCATCAAAAATAGCAGAGGTCCAAAGAAAACAGTCAAAAAGTCAGAATGTTGCAATCCCCATTCTGATATTTGAGAGAGAATGAATGTGGAAGCTCCCCCTGCCGGACTGAAGGTTAGTGTTTCCCCGATAATCTTGGCGATGGCAAGTGTGGTGTCCAAGTTGAAATACATCACTGAAAGTAGAGAAACCAACAAGCATAACAGAATGTTCTTCCAATTGAACCAAGGGTAGATATTCCGAATAGGTATTCCGTCCTTGTCGAATTGTGCTCTAGTGAATTCCGAAGCTCGAGTCTTGTCATCATGCATAACAAACTTTTCAGTCAGTATCAAAGAAACGTAATCCTCTGCACAAGTGTTGCTTTGGAGTGTGTTTGTGGCTTTCCATTTCGCTTGTTCAGCTTTAAGTCGAGTCAATGCTTCTTTGTAGTCAGTTTGTTGAATCATTCCGAAAACGGCAGCTGGAACTCTTGCAACTCCAGTGTCAGAGAAGATTGGCTTTGTAACATCCCCATAAGAGTAAGTTGCCTTCCTCCAAGTGTAATCGACGTAAACATCGTGTGGAACATCAGCTGCTGAAGGTTGAACTTGGCAAGGACTAACGACTTTTTCCCCTAGAACTCTAACGACTGGATTGTAGTGAACCATCGTGGTGAAAGTTTTTCCCGACATCTCAACTAAAACATACCTGTTTTTTGACCAAGTCAACAATTCCACTGATTGCATCCTTCCAGTGTGGGAATGTGAAACTGCGCCTCTCTGCTGCTGCATCCGGTCAGTTTGTTCATTGAACCTGTTTGCATTAAGGAGCTCTCTTCTCTTAGCGGCTTGGACAGTTTCTGGAAGTTGAACAGGCTTCACTGGCTGTGGTGGATCTCTTGCTCCTGGTTTTTCTCCTGTCTTTCTATTCTCTTCTTTCTTCGTGGGGATGACAGGTTGGTCAGGGTGGGCTTCCCTGTATTCTTTGATCTTTCGATTGTTGTTGCAATCATCGGAGGCGTGGCATTTCTTCCTGCAATACCGACATTCTTGAGCATTTTTGTTTCCTCCAGATC